ACACATGATTTGAATCAATACAATAGAAAAAGAATTGTACAGACTAAAATAAACTACGATCCTATCAACATTACTTTTCACGATGATGGATTGAATATGATTACAAAAATGTGGGATGCATATTATTCTTACTATTACAAAGACAGCACTAACCTAAGAGTATTCAAAGGTGCTACTGGTGCTGAAGTAGAGCCTAGTCAGCCGGGAGCTGGCGCAGCAAATCAAAATTACAACGTTAGAAACATTTATGATGCTAGCTTAACTGGTAATAATAATTGGGGTTATATAGGAGAATCTTTTGCAGATTCTCAGCAACAGGTTAAACAACCATTCTTTAGAAACATTACTGTATTTGGTTTTAACAGACACAACTTCACAGCATACACATTAATCAATCCAGTTATTACTAAGTTTGATCACGACACCTATGCATATGCAGAGGCTGCCGGCACAATGGAACTTAAAATGGATATTTCCTATGAAACTGTAGTATACAACGAGGGTGGCATGGATGGGCGTGATCCTAGCAATATCGTACAAGGTTTTGGATTAGATGCAACATACGATACAAAACGAAGTCCAATAACACCTGTAGGAGCCAATGCAGTGGTTCCTGGACCCGGAGCATATCTAGATCCTGAAGGTGGATTCATTAAATCACTAAAGGATTAATCATGGGAACCATTGCAAAGAACAATGCTAATGTAGCATACAATTATCAAAAAGTTCCTGGATTAGTAACATCAAATCAACTGCAATCTCAAGCAGGATTGGCAATTTCATTACGGGATAATCCTAATCTAAATAGAAATGTAGCCTTTTTATTTCCAACTAATTTGACTACACCTAACTATGGAGCGGGGTCACCTACTCTACTTGCTAGAAGTTCAATACAAACATCAGGTGATGTAACTTATGCAGGTAGACAGACAAACCTGTAAATTACATGCCTAGAATTATTGATGACAAAACAACATTAGACAGAACAGTTAGAATCTTTGATGCATTCTATCAAACTGATCTACGAATAAATGCCAGCGAGTACGATATCGTCAATGGTTATTTTACCAGTGTATGTGAAACAAAAAACATAGCAGATAATTTCACAACAGTGTTGTTTAGAATATCGACACAGACAGGCGTACCCGTACTTCAATTATTAGATGAGTTGAAGGGTCAACCAAATGCGCTGTCAATGAACAAGCAGATTTGCTATTGGTTAAACAGTCTTAAATCAAAAACATCACTGTATGGGGTAAGTGTAATACCTCAACCAGTAGTACCGGTCGCTAGAAACGTGGTACTATAATGGCAAAGTATGCGCAAGGCATATATACGCCAAAGCACCCTGAAAAATATATAGGGAATCACCAACCTAAATACCGTTCAGGTTGGGAACTTACTTTTATGACATTCTGCGACACAAACAAAAATGTATTATACTGGGCTAGCGAAGCGTTAAGAATTCCCTATAAACATCCACTGACCGGAAAGCCTACTATATACATCCCTGACTTTTTTGTAGTATATCAAAACAAGCATGGGCAGAAGATAGCAGAAGTAGTTGAGATCAAACCTAAAAAACAAAGCATTATTGAAAGCAAAGTTTCAAATGCCAAAGATAGAATAGTAGTAGCCATTAATCACGCTAAGTGGGCATCGGCTATGGCATATTGTAAAAGTCAAGGATACACTTTTAGGGTAATAACAGAAGATGACTTGTTTTATAACGGTAGAAGTAAATGAAAAATATATATATTAACCAAAGATTTATTGATCCTTCGGTCTTATTGAGATATCCCCTAATTACTAAATATTCTATATCAGATGTGTCTACAATTGAAGGCGCAGATATTGTAGATCATTCAGTCTACATACTTGAAAGATATTGTTTAACTAACATATATGATTATGCATCAGTTGAGCAACTAAACACCTTTGCAAATCTTTCAGATGCACAGTTATTATTTTTGGAAGATTTTACAATGCCTGTCCAAGATACTGCACTTCAAATAAAAAATCTTATAAACACACATGGCTTTAATCCTCAATCGTTATGGTTTAGCATAGCCTGGGTTCACCAAAAAGTAGAATTAGATAATGCACTTAAAGCGATGGGAATACATGGTGTAAATGTTCAAGTTTACAACCATTGGTTATCTACAATATATGATCAATATATCAGAAACAAGTCTCTTTTTAATAAACTAAAAGATAATACAATAGAAAAAAGATATAGTATCTTCACTAGAAGATATTATGAACCTAGATTCTCTCTATTTCTTGAACTAATTAACCAAGACTTACTAAAAGATTGCGAGTATACATTTACTAACTTTAGTCCGGAAGTTAGAGAATACCCAAATCCTTGGATTACTAAAGAAGAACTAAAAAATCTAGATATAACCAAATCATACAAAGATAAAAAACATCTTATTGACAGATGGATAGACGGTCTTCCTTATTGCATAGATGTTAATAATCTTATCGACTCGTTTCCATTAAACATATATGAAAAGTATAGTAAATCAGGTATCAATGTAGTAATAGAAACTTTACCTCAACATCCAGTTTGGCATGACAGTAATACGCAATCACTTATGATTACTGAAAAAACCTTCAAGGCAGTAGTTACAGAAAAACCCTTTATGTTGTTTGCACCCTCAGGTAGTATAGATATACTAAAAAAAGAAGGTTTCAAAACGTTTGATTCTTGGATTGATGAAAGTTATGATAAGACGGATATTGTCGAAGAAAAGCAAAAATTGATAGTAGATCAATTAAAAGAGTTCAACAAACTAACTGACGCTGAGTATTATAGAAACTTAGATAATACGGCTAGAACTACAAACCATAACTTGCGCAGATTTTTGTATCTAGGTAAGCTGTCGGCTGAGAATACTATATATTATGATATGGGATTACTCCAAAAGTAATGATGCTCATAACCCTTAATAAATACTGATATTATGACAAAGAAACTAGAAGAACTATTTGAACTTCCCAATGATGTAGAAAAAGATGTCAATCAGTCCAACCTTGAAAAAGCCAATATAGAAATCTCTACCCAAGATGCACTTTCTAATTTAGAAAAGATAGAACAAGCATTGACGCAGGTACGTGGACTTGAATCTAGTGATGAAGAAATGGATGAACTTGCTGACTTGGCTAAGAACAGCTATAAAGACTTGATGGATTTGGGTATGCAAGTTGATAGCAGATTCAGTGCAGAAATCTTTAATAGTGCCGGTACAATGTTGAACCATGCTATCACTGCTAAAACTGCTAAAATGACAAAGAAGCTTAAAATGATTGAGCTACAGCTTAAAAAAGCCGCCTTAGATCAGAAACAAGCAGTAAAGGCTGAAGAAATTGAAGCTACTCCGTTAGGTGATGGTCAATCTTTTGATAGAAATGAACTACTAAAAATTCTGTCTGGTAAAAAAGATGAACAATGATAAATAATATATACAGGAATATGCAATGAGAAGCCTAAAACAATATATCACCGAAAGCGTCAAGCTTTACGATTATACAATTAAGATCGCCGGCGATGTTGACAAGAATTTCTTAGATTTGTTTGCACACAATCTAAAAGAGAAGTTCGATGCAGTTGACATCAGTAAGCCATCTACCACCCCTATACAGAAGGATCCATATGGATTCCCTGACTTGCGCAATCAATCTGTCACTATTATCAAAGCTAATTTTAGATATCCAGCAACAGAACCAATGATTCAACAAGTTGCTCAACTGTTAGGTTATAATATCAATATGGTTCGTGCTATACAGACAAACTATAATGATAGCATCAATAGCGAAACACAAGCTTATGAGAATGAAGAAGGTCACAGTCCTCTACTAAATCATACTGAATTAGAAGAAATGCCTGGTGCTAAAGATGCAAATAAGGCATACGGTGACTCATATCTATCTAGCGTCAAAGAGCAAATGAAGGGCAATCAGATTCAAATGCAATATTCTGGTAAAGAAACACCTGATGCATTTGATCCGTTCAAAGCTATTCCACAAGACAAGCAAGGTGCAAACAGCCCAATGAGTAAGATTACTCGACCAGAAAAGCCACAAACTGGCGCAAGAAAATAATTCAAAGGAATAATTGAAATGAATTTAAAAGACATGCTAGCAAAAATGAGCCAGTTGAGCGAGGCTACAGAAAAGACTAAGACTGGTGTTAGGCACACTGCTGAACCAGGTGGCTATGGTCGTAAAGATGATGAAGATGAAGAAGGCAATAAAGTAAAGTCTGCTTCTACTGAGAAAAAGGGTCGTGGTCGTCCAAAGAAAGCTGCTGCTGCTTCGGGTGAAGATAAGAAGTATGACTTCAGTGCATTTGGCGTAAAACATGGTAAAGATATTAAATTACCTGCTCATGACAAAAAGAAAACTACTAAGCACAGTATCAAAGAATACTTTGACCAAATCGATGCTAGTAGAGAAAAGATGTATGAAGCTGAACAGATTCAAATCAAGCCAGCCGCTCAAATGCCTAAAAAGCCAGGCCAAACATCAATGCCAGGTCAGCAACAACAAGTTGCTGGTCAACCTGCTCAAAACACACAAGTTATTGCACAAGGTAACAAGACTTTAGGCACAGTCAACAACCCGCAACTTGCTAATCAGATTAAACAATCTATTGGCAAGGGTGAAATGACATTGATGCCTGACCAACAAGTAAATGAATTAGATGCTGGTACAGTTGCTAGATATCAAGATAAAGCATTTGACAAATATATGGGCGGTGATGAGAAACGTGCTCAAGGTTTAGATCGTGCATCCAAAAAACAAGCTGGCGCATTTGGTCATGTACCAACTACACAAAAAGTAAATGAAAAAGATATTGGTAAGCACAACAATGCTACTACCGGCTTTGACGCAATGGTTCGTAAGCTAACACCAAAGTATGGCATTGAGGCAGCAAAACGTATTGCTGGTTCACAGATGAAGAAGATTAAAGAAGCTGATATGCCTACAGACCAGAACGACATGGGTGCAGGATTAGGCGCAGGCCGTAGTCAAGGCGTATTAGAAGGTCGTGCTAAAGCAGACAACAAAGCTGAAAAAGCAGGCAAGAAAGTTACTAAAGATTTAGAATATGATATGAAGCACAAAGGTAAAGACGATGCAAAAGCTGAAAAGGCTGGCAAAAAGGTTACCAAAGACATTGAGTATGATGAGAAAAACAAAAAATCAGTAAAAGAGGCTGCAAAGCCAGACTATATCGATTTAGATAAAGACGGCGACAAAAAAGAAACTATGAAGAAAGCAGCCAGTGACAAGAAAAAGAAAGTTAAAGAAGGCATGGAACAAAGCTTACAAGCCGCAAGACTAACTGGTAAGTCACATGGATTAAAAGGCCACAGTCACTGTGGTAAAAACTATGAAGACATGGAAGAAGCTCGTATGTACCATGAAGGCTATAAAGAAGGCCTAGATGAGTGCTATGGTCAAATGGGTCCTGCAGTTGTAGGTGAAGTAGACATATTTGAAATGCCACCGGCCACAGTAGGCGGTATGGCAGATGCAGCAGTTGGTGAAGGCAATGCTTTCACTGCGGCTCTAGCAAGAACTCCTAAAGGTGACAAGTTCTCTGTAGGTGGAAAGACATTTACAGATAGAACAAATTACGACTCACGTGCTTTCGAAAGCCTAGAGACTCAATTAAATGCTTTGTTAGAAGGTAAAGTTGATGAAGGAATGACTGTATCTATTAGTAAAGGTCAGCAAGGATCTCCTGATTCAGTATCAGTAACTGCACAAGATGGTGAAGCAGATCAACTATTGCAAGCTATCAAACAAGCTGGTTTAGGTTTGTTTGGTGGAGATGATGGTCAGCAAGGTCAATCAAGTGCAATGTCTCTTCAACCAGCTGATGGTGGACAAGAAGGCGGAGAAATGGGAATTGACGTAGTTGATGATCATGACGGAATGATGGACCTAATTAGAAAAATAACCGGTGATACGCCAGCTCCATCGACACAAGGCTTTGGTGGTGAAGAAGGTTCTGATGATTATGAAGATGAAGAAGGTTCTGATGAAGATCAAGATCAAAAAGTAGACGAAGTTGAGAGCTATGATCAAGAGGAAGAAGAAGTTGCAGAAGACAATCCTCCTGATTCAGGTGCAGCCGAAACTACTGCTGACGAAAACGCAGAAGCCGCAGAAGATCAAGCACTAGCTACTGCAATGTCTGAAGGTGGTGATGGTGGTGAAGCAAGTGAAGAACCAGAAGAAGTAAATGAGTGGGCGAACGATGCTGGTGAAAAGGCTAGAGATTTCGATGATGAGTCTTTCAAGACTGACATGGATTTCATGACTAAAGTTATTTCAGGTGGATTGAATAAACAAAAATCTACAGGACAATCAACTGTACCGGTTGTAGCTACACAAATGAGTCGTTTAGGTAATCCTATGCAAGAATCTGTTGATTTATTGCACGATTGGAAAAAATTAAGCGGCATTAAGTAATTACATACTACACCAAATACCCGGCTTAGCCGGGTATTTTTTTGGTAAGTCTGTTTGAACTACAAACGATAAATACTAGATAAGGTGACATAGATATGGCTCAACAGAATATCGATTTTGGTACATTTCCAGACGATCCGGACGCGGATGCGATACGCACGGCGTTTTCGAAGGTACAGCAAAACTTTACAGAAATTTACAACGGCTTTGCGGGTGGTTCCGTCGTTTCTGTTAACAGAACACCCGGCGCTGGCATTACAGTTAGTTCTCCGACCGGCAACGTTATTATTACTGCTAACATTGCATGTGTTCAAGTACACACTAGCACACTAAGTATAGGCCGTGATGCAAACGGCCTGCAAGATACTTCAATTACTTCAAGTTCTCAGACTCTTTGGATTGACTTACCGGCAACAATTGCCAACGTAGATAACATAGTACTTAACGGATATGCAAATATTGCAGGAGCATTAAACGTCAATGGACTATCAACATTAGCTAATCTGGTAGTTTCTAGTACCGCAAATGTAACAGGAAATTTGAATGTAACAGGCAACCTTGATGTAGACGGTACAAGTTTTTTAACTCATGCCAATGTAAGCGGAAACTTAGTATCAACTGGTAATTTATTAGGTACAGGAAATGTATCGTTTACTGGTGCTAATGTGTCATTGGGCGCAGTTGGCAACCTTAGCATTACAGGTGGCAGTTCTGGCCAAGTTTTAATAACCAATGGTTCCGGCGTACTTTCATGGGGAAGTGCTACATCAGGCTTTAGTGGCACATCAGGAAGATCAGGTTGGAGCGGCGCGTCAGGCACAACCGGTATCAGTGGTACTACAGGTGTTAGTGGATTTACAGGTACATCAGGTACATCGGGTTGGTCAGGTACATCAGGTTGGTCAGGTACATCGGGAGTAAGTGGCTGGAGTGGCGTAACGGGTGTTAGTGGATGGTCGGGCACAACGGGTACTAGTGGTACAAGTGGAGCTAGTGGCACAACAGGTGTCAGTGGATTCACAGGTACTAGTGGTACATCAGGTATAAGTGGTACATCGGGTTGGTCTGGAACAAGCGGCACATCAGGTATCAGTGGAACTTCAGGTACAAGTGGTACTACAGGTGTTTCAGGTTGGACAGGCACTTCAGGATTCAGTGGTACATCTGGTACTACAGGTGTTTCAGGTTGGACAGGTGTTTCAGGTAGATCAGGGTTTAGTGGTACCAGTGGTACAACAGGTGTCAGCGGAACATCTGGTACAACCGGTATCTCAGGTACTAGTGGCATTTCAGGTACAAGCGGATATACAGGCGTCAGTGGATGGTCAGGTACAACCGGTATATCTGGTACTTCAGGCTACAGTGGAACATCAGGTTGGTCAGGAATATCAGGAACTAGCGGAGTTTCAGGCTTTAGTGGCAGATCAGGTTGGTCAGGTGCATCCGGTCAGTCTGTATTATTATCAGGTTCAGTTGCTAACTCTACGTTATTACCACTTGGCACAGCTTTAGGAACTCTGTACATTGTTCAAGGAGCAGGCGGAGGATATGCTGCAGGTGATGGTGCATTAAGTAATGGTGATGATACCTGGACTAACATTGGTCCATTACAAGGACCTTCGGGCTTTAGTGGTACTTCAGGTGTAAGTGGTACTTCAGGTGTAAGTGGTACTTCAGGTGTAAGTGGATGGTCTGGTGTATCAGGATGGTCCGGAACTAGTGGATTTAGTGGTACTTCCGGAACAAGCGGTACTTCAGGTACTTCAGGTATAAGTGGTACTGCTGGTGTATCAGGTTGGTCAGGTACGTCAGGTGTTAGTGGCACAACAGGTATTTCTGGTACGTCAGGTTTTAGTGGATTTACAGGTACATCAGGTTGGTCAGGTACCACTGGTTGGAGTGGTACTTCGGGTATAAGTGGAACATCAGGCATATCAGGCACTACTGGTGTATCAGGTTGGACCGGTGTATCCGGTTTCAGCGGAACAACAGGCACATCAGGTACTACTGGTACATCGGGTACGAGTGGCACATCAGGTTGGTCAGGTACCTCAGGTAGATCAGGATTTACAGGAGTCTCTGGCTTTAGTGGTATACCTGGACCAAGCAATACAATTAACGCAACGGCAGATTCAATCACAACTTCATTATTCCCTGTTATGGTGGGTACTACTGGATCTGATCAGACTGCTAAAGGCTCTTCGAAATTAGAGTTTGATGCTAGTTTAGGTGCATTGTCATCGACATACTTTGTTAAGTCAGTAGAAACAGGTATCAGTGCTGTAGGAACCGTACAAGCTAACGCTAAGGTTTTAGGTAATAGTATCAACGTAGTGACTTCTGTAATTAACGGAGCTAACTCTGTTAGGTTACCTAACGTTGATCCGGGAATGACAATTTTTATTACAAACAACACAGCTAACGCTCTTAATGTATATCCTCCGGCAAACGCTGCTATTAACTCAGGTGCAGCCAATACTGTATACATTCAAAATTCGGGAGCAACATTATTCTACATCGCACCTAGTACCACTCAGTGGTTTACAGTAGGTGCAACATACGCATAATAAGGAAAAATAAATGATAACTTTAGAATTATTACAGGCAATGTGCCCAAAAACAAAAAGAACAACATTAGAAGGTTATATAGAACCATTAAACACTGTAGCAGAATACTACGAGATGTTTGATAATCCAAAGCGAGTCGCAGGATTCTTAGCGCAGATTGCACACGAATCAGGTGGCTTCAATGCTGTTGTTGAGAACTTGAACTACAGTGCTAAGGGATTGATGGGAACATTTAAGAAATACTTCCCTAATGAAGAACTAGCAAAGCAATATGAACGTCAACCACAAAAAATTGCTAATCGTGTATATGCTAATCGTATGAAGAACGGTGATGAAAACAGTGGTGATGGTTTTAGATTCAGAGGTCGTGGCTTAATTCAATTGACCGGAAGAGATAACTACACTCGCTTTGCAGAAGCATTAGACATGAGCATTGAAGATACAGTTGCTTATTTAGAAACTCCCAACGGTGCAGTCGCAAGTGCAGGTTGGTTTTGGGATAACAACAAATTAAATCAATTCTGTGATCGTGATGACTTTATTGGATTGACAAAACGTATCAATGGTGGTACGATTGGATTAGCAGATAGACAACACCACTATCACTTAGCATTGCAACATTTGGGCGCACATTAATATGGCACAACCGGTATGGAATACACCTGCAGGCTCTTTAGGGACATATCCTGCAGGCATAGCGTCTGTATACACTCTGTCTGCGTCGGCAGTATTACCTGCAGTAACAATCACTTATTCATTATTAAGTGGTAGTTTACCTGCAGGATTTAGCCTTTCCGAAGACGGTATTATTTCAGGCATACCATCTCTAGTGACAACAGAAACAGTATCTACTTTTGGAGTTAGAGTTACTGATAATTATAGTAACATACGTGATAGAACATTCAGTATAACTGTTACTGGTTCGGCTATTCCATCATTCACTACGCCTGCAGGAAATTTACTAAGTACGAATGATAGCATATGGTTAGAGTTACCTATAGAATATAGTAATCCAGACCCCACTAATCCAATAACTATTAATTTACTTGAAGGCATCTTACCACCTGGATTAGAAATAAACACTGACGGCCTTATAAGAGGATATCCAGATGCACCTACTGTTAATGTAACTGTACCTAGCGTTACGACAGCCGCTACTATCACTGAAACAACAAACATTATTACATGTTTAAGCACTACTGGATTTACATTAGGTAGACCAGTAACATTCATAGGTACTACTGTGTTCGGCGGCATATCTGAAGGTACAACATACTATGTTAAGTCTATTATCAGTAGCACTGGGTTTACTATATCTACTACTCCAAACGGTTCAACACTAAGCTTGACGAGTGGTACTGGGTTCATGACAGTAACATTGGCTGCTATATCAGTAGGTCAACCTACAATCAGAACATACAACTTCTCACTTAGGTTAGAAAGTCCATTAGGCAATGACATAAATGCATATTCTATTACTGTAATCAACCAGAATACACCTATAAGTCAAGGTGGACCTGGCTACCCAGTCAATACTCGATCACCTGTTATATTGAACACTAGACCTGAGACATATAACATACCTGATAATGATTACTACGGTTATTATGTATTGCCACCTGCAGGAAGTAGTTACGATACTTATCCAACTAATACCCCTGCATTTATCGGTACTATAAAGAGCGATAATTTCTTTGCATTCAAAATTATAGGAAAAGATTTTGACAACAATGAGATATTATACATTTACTCTGGCTTACCTTTAGGATTAGTTGGCAATCCAACGACAGGTTGGATAACAGGCACACCTGGTATTTCTTCAGAGGGTTTAAATCAATATAGTTTTAGTGTAGCGGTATACAAAAAAGTCAACCCTGCTATACAATCACCCTTCTTCAACTTCTCATTTAACTTATCTAACGAAATTAATGGTGATATTACTTGGATTACTCCTAGTAGTTTGGGATCAATATTCAATGGAACTATTAGTACCAAGAGTGTATTAGCAGTATCTGATGTTCCACTACAATACCGTATAGTTTCAGGTTCATTACCACCTAACTTAACACTACTAGATAACGGTGAGATTACGGGCTATGTTGCTAATCAACCAACCACTGAGTTATTAAATCAATATGAAGAAACTCAATTTACTGTTACTATAGAAGCATACAGCCCACAATATCCCATCATCAAAAATTCTAGAAACTTTACATTAACGGTCGTGCAAGAATACAATCAGCCTACTGATATCTTGTACATTAAGGCTGCTCCTAGTATTGCTGATAGACAAATTATTGATACACTATTGAATAGTGAAACACTAATACCATCAGAGTATTTGTATAGACCAAATGACATATATTTTGGCAAAGCAACCAATGTTGTTTATGAACATGCTTATGGTATCTATGCAAGTGATATTGATGAATACCTTGCCGCAGTGACTAGAAATCACTACTGGAGAAATATCACATTAGGTGAATTGAAGACTGCACAAGCAAGAGATCAAAACGGTAATGTCATCTATGAAGTAGTATATAGCCAAGTAGTTGATAATCTAGTTAACCCAAGTGGGGTTAGTGTCTCTGAATCAATTTATTGGCCTAGACCAATCGACTTAGGGTTAGGCCCGTGGTATACCAGTGTCACTAATGTTTTCACTAGTTATGCAGATATTATGGATCAGTTATACTATACTAGTTTGTCACCGGGCTATGCAAGAACTCTATACCCAAACAGTTTGTTTAACATGCGTACTAGAGTTGGACAAGTACTAGGACAAGAATTTGATAGTAGTTTGTTACCACAGTGGATGACAAGTCAACAAGAGAATGGTAGCACATTAGGCTATACACAAGCTTGGGTTATCTGTTACACTAAGCCCGGATATGCGGAAATTATAAAAAATAACATTAATCTTTTCTGGGTTCAACCTGACGGATTGCCTTACAAGTTAAATATGATTAATTTTAGGATCGACCGATTCAGTGTTGACAAGAGCATTACATATAATTACGACAAGAACACAAGTCCTCCTGCCTGGACTGGGTTACCTAGCGCAACTCCAGTACCGAATCCGTTGGATAGTAAGGACTTTTATGTATTGTTCCCTCGTCAAACAATTTTACCCGACACTGCGGACTAATAAATACTATACGGAATTTAATATATGAGCACAATTAACACTAACGGACTTGATGTAAACTATCCTGTTCCAGGACAGAACAATAGTTCACAAGGTTTTAGAAACAACTTTGCAAGTATCAAGAACAACCTTGATACTGCCGGCACCGAAATATCAGACTTACAAAACAAAGTAGTTGTCAAAGCAGCACTAGACAATACCATTGTCAACAATGACATGGCTAACACGCTTATCAGCAATTGTGCTACCCGAAGTTTCAGAGCAACTACTTATAACTTAGGTAATGCATTATCAGGTATAGTAGTTGTAGATTGCTCATTGGGCGATGTGCAGTACGGAACAGTAGCCGGTAATGTGACATTAGACTTTGCAAGCTGGGGACCAAGTGGTACTCAAAGTAATGTAGAACTACAGTTGAATGTCAGTAACGCTAATGCTTTCATAACATTCCCGTCAGAAGTAGTAAGCTCAAACAATAACTTTGGCTTAACAACATTAGAGAACTACAACGGAACTACAAGTGTTAGCATTCCGTACGGTCTTAGTGAAGTAGATTATAGATTGAGTACGAGGGATTGTGGAAATACAATCACAATAGAGCCATATAATAGACCTAGACAAACTACACAGATTCAACAACGTACTCCAACTCCTAAGGGATATCAAGGTGATGTAGTAGGTACTACTTGTGTTGATTCAGGTACAATTCAATTAACTGTAACCAACACCTATGCAAACGATCAAATATTAACTGCAAGTACAAGTAGCTTGTATATTGACCAACAAGTCGTGTTTACAGGTATTGTGTTTGGTGGAGTCACTGCAGGAACAACATACTATGTTAACAATATTCCTTCAGCCACTAATTTTACTATAGCAACTACTCCAGGTGGTGCAAATGTTAACTTGTCAGCAGCTTCTGGTGCAATGGAAGTTAATCCAGTGCAGTACATGTATGTTGCTGTACAAGATTATAATTCTGCACAGTATACTAGAACTGTTACTGACACCAACGTAACCGGCAACTTAGTTACACTAAACTCTACTACAAGCTTGAATCCAAATGATCCTATAATATTCAGTGGGACAACGTTTGGTGGAATAACTGCAGGGGTAATTTATTACATTAAGGCTGTAGCATCCGGTACTACTGTCACATTAAGTCGATCTAGAACTAATGGTGTTGCAGACTCTACTGTTGTGTTAACTACGGCTTCAGGAACATGCACAGCAACGATAAACGTTGGTTCGGACATTTGGAAAAGAATTCAACTCACCAATTGGTAATAAATATATAGGATGAGACATCCTTTTATAGCAGATTTATCCGACAAGTCGTTAGAGGAATTGCAGGCAACAATTTCTACTCTAATGAGCAAGCTAACTTTTGCCTATCGCATGGGCAACGCCCCGTTAATTCACCAACTTCAAATGGCTATAGATACTTACAAAGGTGAATATAGCAAGAAAATGGATGAACTTATGGGTAAGCAAAAAATAAAAACAAAAGTTAACATAGAGAAAGATTCTAAATGAACACCAGAGTTTCTAGAGATTTTGAGTTTTTCGCATCTATTCATCATGACGACTCCTTCATCGTCAATCATTACGACTTAACTTTATCATTGGATGTAACTACAGAAAATATAGACTATCAAAATATTGCTATGGATAGAATCAAATATTTGTTTGATGTTTGTCTTGATAGTTGCGTATTTGTTGATATTAAAGACACTAAGGCAATAGACAACTACACTAAAGCAAATATGAAATTGTGCCCATTACCAGATGAGCCCTACGATCAAATTATTGCGGCTGTATTGATTAGTAAGATTAATGCTATTACTGAGAATCATTTGTTTTTGAATGAAGTATCAATTATCTCTAGGATATGCGATGATGTTTGCTTTTATGTAAGCTATGATGAAGAAGCTGATTTCCAAAATGTAAAAGATGTTTGGTGGGCTGAAAATAGTCCTAGCATCAACATGATTAAACGATCCAAAAAAGAAAAAGTAGTTCAACTTCATAAAGAGCCCAAAGATTGGAACTCTGTAGGTTTGGGCTGGACAACACCCGTTCGTACTAAATCTAATAAGGGTGAAATAGTATTCATACCGGTTGACAAGTGACTCACGATAGTGTATCATGCATCTATGAAGATAGACAAGTATGGTCAACAGATATATAGCGAAACAGATATCTGTAATTTATATTTGGTTGATCCAGAGAGACCAATCAAAGCAATAGTGGTAGACAATCCGATAAAAATATCGGACATCATTGACACAACCTCTATTCCTCAATTTATACTCTATACTAATCCAGAGCTATCCGTTCCTGAATTTGATAATAAGTTACAATCAAACTGGTCTATGCCCACTTCTTATAAAGAGTTTGACATTGCCAAATATGTATTAGAACTGTGTCAATCGGATGAAGAACTACAACGAGTAGGACAAGAACTGTTGTTATTTCAAGAACGAGATATGTTTCCATTACTGAGATATCTAAAGTATCTTGTTGATGCTATGCGAGAGAACAACATAGTATGGGGTGTCGGCAGGGGTAGTAGTGTATCAAGCTTTGTATTGTTTTTGATAGGTATTCACCGTATAAATAGTTTGTATTTTGACTTGTCTATAGATGAGTTTTTGAAATAAGGAGAAAGAAATGGCAAAATATCGCACAGCGTTAGGTAAAGTAGTTGACATGAGCATCTTGTCTGCTAAGAATGAAAAGACTAGGGCAGTAGGCAACATGAGAGTTAATGCTCGAGGTGATACCATCGATGCAAATGGTAACATTATCAAGCCTGCAACTAACAAAGTTAATGAGGCATATAGTAAAACAGTAGGTAATAGAGCGGCCCAACCTGTTAGAAAAGCCCCCAGAGCCGGAGATCAATCACCTAGAACTTCTAACAAGCCACAGGTTAAACCTCAACCGGTTAGAAGTGGCGGCGTTAATCAACAGATACTTGAACCGCTAACACCGGCCGAAATGGAACTAGAAGAAGATTTGGATAATGATCTGGAAGTTGAGCAAATCAAAGCACAGGAAAAGAAATGACAGAATACAGTAAACCAGCTTTTAGTCCTACTAAAGTAGATAAACTAAAGTTCTTTCACGATCATATCATCGTTTCGGATATGCATTTTGACGAACGCATCAGTAAGGGTGGTATTGTATTGCTTGATGATGATAAGAAAAGTTCTGGTATTCGTCCTCGTTGGGCAAAGATTTATGGTCTAGGTCCTGATGTAGTAGATCCTGATTTACAAATCGGTAAGTACATTCTTATTAGTCATGGTCGATGGACCCGTGGTATTACAGTTGAAACACCGATGGGCAAACAAACATTGCGTAAAGTTGATCCTAATGATATACTATTGATATCGGATGAGCCGATGGATGACGAAACAATGAGTGATAAGGTGTATTAAAATGGCAACATGGTCAGTAAAACCCACGTGGAAGAAATCAATTATCGAACGTAACTATCTCACTAAAGACGGCAACACTGTCATGGTAGAGACTGGTTGGCGTTGGGGAGAGTTTACAGTTGAGACTGAGGATGACAATCCTCCTAATATTGAAGCAGGCGTAGATATCTATGACTGTGGATATGAATCTGAACTAGTTGAAACTAATGATGGTTGTTGGGAAGAACACGACTTTGATGACTGTGATGATGAAACCACTGAGTGGCTAGAAGAATTCTTTGAAGAAGGTAACAGTTGGCTTGATCTTGAAGAACACGGCTGGAGTCAAGATGAATGCAAAATGATTATTGATTGTGATTTAGAAATCACGAAGGTTGAAGAATGAAATGGTTTTATAAATGGTTAGCGTCAAAGATTGATGACACCAAGTATTCAGAACCCGACGAAGCAATTTCTATTAATACTTTGAGTAGTAGTCGCCCAAAGTCTAATCGAATCTCTAAAGTCAGGGAGAGTGATGAATTGGGTTCAGAACCAATCACATTCAAAATGTTTAAAGGAAATGGTGGGTGGGCAATTGAATTTAGACAATATGATCATAAAAATGATAGAGTAGATACTAGTTTGTATGTCGTTAATGACGAAGAAGAACTAGGCAAACACGTTTCACAAATCATCACTATGGAAGCACTAAAACGATGAAACACGCACTCTGGGTAGAAAAATATAGGCCCTCATCGGTCAACGATTATGTTTTTGTTGACGAACGGCAAAAAGAACAAGTTAAGCAATGGATTAAAGATCAATCTATACCGCATCTATTATTCAGTGGCGATGCTGGAACAGGCAAGACTACACTAGCAAAAGTCCTAATTAAAGAGCTAGGTGTAGAAGAATATGATGTAATGGAAATCAATGCAAGTCGTGAAAACGGTATCGATAACTTGCGTGAAAAGATTAATGGATTTGTGCAAACAATGCCATTTGGTAGTTTCAAGATCGTGTTACTAGACGAGGCTGATTATCTAACTCAACCTGCACAGGCAGCATTGCGTAATGATATGGAAGCATATCATCAAACAGTGCGATACATCTTGACTTGTAACTATCAGTATAAGATTATCCCTGCACTAAAAAGTCGATGTCATGAGTTTCATATCGCTAAGCCGGATATGACAGAATTTACGGCACGAGCAGCCACTGTATTAGTGAGTGAGGCTGTAGAGTTTGACCTAGACACATTAGATACGTATGTTCGAGGAACATATCCTGACTTGCGCAAATGTTTGAATCAACTACAAGTTAACAGCAATGGTGGTAAATTATTGCCTGCACAAGTTCAAGGTTCTAGCGAACATGAATTGTTGATTGAAACAACTACATTATTCAAGAAGGGCAAAATTCTTGAAGGTCGTCAACAATTGATGCAATACATTGCAATGTATCCTACTAGGATCGAAGACACGTACAAGTGGATGTATGATAACATTGATCTTTGGGGTAAAGATCAAGAAAAGAAAGACGCCGCGATCATTACAATTCGCAACGGTCTAGCAAATTTGCCATTAGTGGGTATCCCTGAGATTTCATTGGCAGCAACATTAGTAGAACTAACATCATGAGATATTTGTTAATTACATTTTTTAGAAAACCAGGCGGACAGATTGACGAACAAGTCACTGTATCTAAAAGGTTGAAAACATCTGACCTTCAAATGTGCAATGTGATATTGGACTACAACAAAAAGAAGTTAGAGAAATGTGTTATTGAGGGTAAAGTAGTGGATTCAGACTTTCAACGAATGTCAGAGTACTATAGAAAAATTTATCCTAGCCTAGTTGACCAACTAGAAAAGAATAATACTGAATCAAAATAAGAAAGGGGCATTAATGCCCCTTTCTTTAACTGTATAATTTTAGAACATGTTCAATGATTCTATGTCGTTGTACGTCCTTAACATCGAATTTGCACACACTTAGTCCGGGGACTTTGTATTGTGTTAATTTATCTATAAGGTCCATGAGTCCATTTTGAGCACTTTTTCTATCAGCTTGTTCTATATCTCCTGTAATAACAAGTTTACTTCCCTGACCAATGCGAGTCATAATCATTTTAAGTTGACTCGGTGTAGCGTTTTGAGATTCATCTAAGACTATCCAGCTATGTTTGAAGTTTCTTCCTCTGCAAAATGCTAGTGGTGCTATCTCAATGATTTGTTCTTCTAGCATTGTTTGTATTTCTTTAACTGAGTAATATTCTCTTAGAACGTCAAGTAGAGGACGAGTCCATGGTTCCATTTTAGCGTTTAAATCGCCCGGTAAGAATCCATGTTTTTCATCATCTACACTAACCGCAGGTCTAGTCAAAATGATTTGTTTACATTCACCTGCTCGTAACGCTTTGATTGCTGCTTGCATTGCCAAATATGTCTTTCCTGTACCTGCAGGTCCTGAAACTACGACTACATCGGTTTCATCGTCTAGGAGAGAGACAATATATTTTTCTTGATTTAATGATTTGGGGATTAGATCAACCGGTTTTTTGGGTTTCGGTTTAGGCTGTGCTTGGGCAAAATCGATAGTTTTTGATTGATTCATGTAGAATGTCTTGACTTCATTTGAGGGGAACTGTGTATATCTGGATGTGTTTTCTTTACTGCGTACTGCACTGGTTTTGCGTTTGCTCAAGTTGTTCTCCTTTGTTAGAGCGATGAATGCCTTTCAGAAGCATTCAAAGATATTTAAGGCGGTTGATACCAGCAATATAACTATCAGTTAAAACAAAAAATCTTAGATAAATATTAGGCTTAGGAGTGAGTTTTTGATTCTACGCAAATAAACTGTGTAGTGATAAATACTTTATGAAACATAAATCCGCAGACAACTTTTTTGATGATATTGACTTTGTTAGCATTGTAAACAATGTCAAAGGTATCATGACCAGTGACGGTACTATGTCCACACTCTTAGATTTTGAGCGTGTTTTGGACGAAGCAGACCTATATGCATACCAGAACTGGGAGCTAGGTGAATTGGTGCAAGGCCCTGATTCTGGAAGATATTCAGTATCATGTGTGTTCATGTGGCCATACAAATTAATGCCCGACCCAAGTGGTGCAAAGCGTTTAGCTGCTATTGGGTGCAATGTATCATTCAAGAAAAGCAAAATCAAGGTACCTATTGAAATAAAGAACTATGATGACTTTGTTCAGGGTACCAAATACCCTAAGGGTGTTGAAAAGAAAGTTTGGCTTGTCTGTATTGAAGTACCTAAAGAATTAATGAACGAAATCAAAGAAGGATCAATTGATCTTGCTGACCAAACAATCGATTTGGATGATATTGAAACTGCATACGAAGACGATCTAGATAAAGAAAACTCTCAACAAGATCCAGGAGCAGAAGGTCAAGAAGACGATGCAATGGGAGGTATGGCACCTACACCGGGTCAAAACGGAGCAATGGGGGCTATATAATATGGAAAAGAAATATATAACAGAAGGTCTTGACTTTCATGCTATGGAAGGTCAAGTCCTTCCATTAGTGACAGTAGATGAATATGCAGCTAAAATGGGAAAAGACAGTGATATCGTCACCTTGTCTTTCATTGTAAAATCAGAAACTGCCGGCAATGATTTAGTTGACTGGTTCGAACGAGGATATGACTGGGTATTAGATGCTAGTTTAAGCGAAGGTGAAGTAGAACCAAATCGCTGGTTAGTATTTGTTGAAATGAATAGACGATCAACCGTACCTGACAGAATAATGGAACTTATCAAAGACTTAAAAACACTTACAAATCTTAAAGTATCTGAATGGACTATACAAGTTGAAGATGAAGATTATGAACCTGAAGAACAAATAATTAGACAGGTAATCATCTGCAACCCTAATGAATACAAGATGGAAAAAGAAGACGAATTGAATGAAATGCGTGAAGCCGCAGGGTTAGCTATAAAACCTTTGTATGATACAAAAGATAACGAATTAAAAGACTTCATTGCTAAAGCAGGTTTATAATAATAATAACGGAGTAACTAATGCAAACTATTCTACCAAGAAAAGCAGGTCAAATGCAGCCAACAGCGTTGGATGACGACCACTATCAATTGTTGGCCGCAGACCCATCAATACAAGAATTCCCGCAAGGTAGCACATATGGCACAACCAACTCATCATTTGGCGGGTCTTCAACATTTGGCTCACCTTCAACAGGAGGCTTCGGTCAATCCGCCAGTTTTGGTGCACCAGGATCGTTTTCGAGCCCAAACTTTAATCAACAATCAACATCAAGTTTTGGAAGCACACAAAACATTAATCAATCAACCGGAAGTCAACCTGTACTTACAGGAGCCGCTCCAACAAATGCCGCCAGCGGGGCAGATGTACTAGTAGCCAACGACAATACAGACTGGATCAATAAAAAGTGGCGTCCAGCTATGGGTTGGCTATACATGATAACATGTACGTTTGACTTTATTATTTTTCCGATACTATGGTCATTACTACAAGCAATGAGCAAGGGTACAGTTACTAGTCAATGGCAACCATTGACTCTACAGGGTGCAGGACTATATCACATTGCTATGGGTGCTGTTCTGGGTATCGCTGCTTACGGTCGTACAAAAGAAAAACTTGAAGGCGCGGCGAAGTAAATATTGACAGTAGCAGGTTAAATCTGCTATACTGTAACTATGGATTATTACGCTACCCTAGGGATCGTCAAAACAGCAACCCCTGACGAAATCAAAAAGGCATATCGCAAATTAGCGAGTCAACATCACCCTGACAAGGGCGGCGATACTGCCATGTTTCAAAAAGTTGAAGAAGCATATCGTACTTTGAGTGACCCAGAAAAGCGTCAACAGTACGATAACCCTAGTCCGTTCGGACAACACTCAGGTGGATTTGATCCGAACATGTTCACCGGTGATTACGATCCTAGAGATATCTTTTCTCATATTTTTGGACAACGATCCGGCAATCCATTTGCAAATCAACGAAACAATCGTCAACTGTTTAGGACTACTGTTGCAGTGACATTGGAAGATGCGTATACCGGATCTAATCAAATACTAAAAATACAGACTCCAACTGGACAAAAGGTTATCAATATTGAAGTACCTAAAGGTCTACATGAACAAGCCCAAGTAAAGTATGATAATGTCATTGACAACGGAACACTATTAGTAGAGTTTAAAATCTTACCCAATTTAAGATTTGAGCGTAGGAATCATGATCTATATTGTAATCAAAAAATATCTGTACTTGATTTGATTGCCGGAACAACAATTAACTTTACTACCATTTCAGGGAAAGAGTTTGAGGTTCGAGTCCCTCCCAAAACACAACCTTATATGCAACTGAAAATTACAGGTCAAGGTATGCCCATTCAAGGGACTAGTCAGTACGGAGACCAAATACTCTTGCTTAAACCCTATATACCTGATATTATTGACGATGAGATAACTCAAAGTATTTTGCGTTCCAAATCTAAAACTTAAGGAAATTATGAATAATTCACCCGAAATTGAAAGCATTATTGAGCAATCAATCACATACGCTAAAGAGCGCAAACACCAATATGTAACAGTTGAGCATTTGCTGTTAGCATTGATTACACACAAACCATTTAAAAAATGTCTGACCAGTTTTGGTGCAGATGTTGATACTATGGAAGAAGAAGTAGGTGCATATCTCAATGGATTACATGCCATTGAAGGTAAAGATCCGGACATCGTTCCACGCAGAACCAATAGTCTTGAACGCACAATGAATCGTTCAGTGACTCAAGTACTGTTTACTGGTCGCAGGCAAGTAACTACTATTGACTTGTACTTGTCTATTGCAAGTGAAGGTAACAGTCATGCACATTACTTTTTGCTAAAGTATGGCATTAATAAAAATGAATTTGTACAACACTGGCAAAAATCTTACAAAGGTCAGGATTACAGTACAGGCTTAACTGACAACCAAGCTGATGAAATCTTAGAAGAATATACCACTAACATGACCAAGCTTGCTGAAAGCGGCAAACTTGAACCAGTCATTGGTCGCACAAAAGAACTTGAAGACATTATTAATGTCTTGGCAAAGCGATTCAAATCAAATGTATTGATGGTAGGTGACCCAGGTGTTGGTAAGACTGCTATCGTTGATGGTCTTGCACAATCTATTATTAACAACGAAGTACCTGACTTCTTGAAGGGTCATGAACTTTACAGTCTTGAAGTTAGTTCATTGCTTGCTGGATCTAAGTATCGCGGTGACTTTGAAGAAAAAGTAAAACAAGTCATTGAGGCTCTGAACACCAAGAAGAAAGCTATTCTGTTCATTGACGAAGCACACACTATGCAAGGTGCAGGCTCTAGTAACAGTGGCGGCCCTGATTTTGCAAACATGATTAAGCCTGCGATTACTAAAGGCACATTGAAAGTCATTGCAAGCACAACATGGGAAGAATACTACGAATCATTTGAGAAGGATCGTGCATTGATGCGCCGATTCTATCGCATTGGTATTGATGAACCAAGTCATGATGCAACTATTCGCATCTTGAGCGGCCTATCAGCCCGATTGAATGACTTCCACGAAGTTAACATCACTGATGAAGCTATCAAAGCAAGTGTTGAAATGGCAACTCGCTATATCAACGACCGTAAAAATCCCGACAAGAGTATTGATTTGCTAGATGCCGCATGTGCTAAACAGCGTGTGGCAATGAACGAGGGAGCTATCATTACTAAGGAACTAATCTACGAACAAGTAGAGAAATATACAGGTGTTCCTGCTGATAAGTTGAAGGGTGATAATCTGAGTCGTGTTCATACACTTGATGTTAATATCAAGGGTAAGCTATATGGTCAGGATGAGACCGTTGAGCAAGTGCTTGAGCGTATCTATGTTTCGTTTGCTGGTATCGGCAATGACACTAAGCCTCTAGCAAGTTTCTTGTTCTTAGGCCCAACGGGTACAGGTAAAACAGAATTGGCTAAGTTGTTGAGTAAGAACCTTGACATGCCATTGCTCAAGTATGATATGAGTGAATACAGTGAGAAACATTCAGTATCAAGCTTGATCGGTCCGCCCCCTGGTTATGTTGGCTTCGGTGACAGTCAAGTTGGTGGAGGTCGTTTGATTAATGATTTGAGTAAGAACCCTCACTCTATCATGTTGTTTGACGAAGTTGAGAAGGCTCATCCTGATATCTTTAACATCTTCTTACAGATGCTTGACGAAGGTACTATCACAGGATCTAACGGTAAGAAAGTCAATTGCAAAAATACTATCATTATCTTGACCAGTAACTTAGGTAGTCAAGCAGGTGAGCGTAACAACATTGGCTTCGGTAGTCAAGAAAAGACAGGTGAAGATGATAAAGCACTGAAGGACTTCTTCAAGCCCGAGTTTAGAAACCGCCTAGACTTAGTATGTAAGTTTGGTAAGCTTGACACACTGAGTATCAAGAAAATCGTTATCAAGTTCACAGAAGACCTCAAGAAGTCACTATTGGAAAAACACAATATCAATCTGACTCTTACTGAGGAAGCTATTGAGCACTTAGCAGAGTCTGGATACGATAGCAAAATGGGAGCAAGACCATTAGCTCGTAAAATCGATGAATTGGTTCGTGTACCACTCTCAAAGAAGATTTTGTTTGAGCAAGTAAAAAATGCTACGGTTGCTGTAACTGTTGACAGTGATAAGAAGGTGGTGTTTAACACAGTTACAAAAATGTCTGCAAAGGTGAATGACGAGGGTATAATTATTGTTACCTAAATTTACAATTATCAAGGTGGTATCTTTTCATTAAAGAGATACCACCTGTTTGATTGCAATGAGGACATGTAATCCTAGTTTGATGGTAACCAATTAAACTCAACGACCGTTTGAAATTGCTTTGCTCCGAATGTGTTTTTCCTAAGTGTAACAGTGATAGCTTTTCTTTTTGAATTTCTGACATAGGGCCGCGGATTATTCCTGATAATTTTCTACTTATTTTACTTTTGGTTTCTTCTGTTCTTGGCCCGGTCTTTTTGCCTTTTAATTTTTTTCTGATTTTATCTCTAGTAGGTTGAGATACTATTTTACCGGAGACTCCTTCCCCGCCATCTGTTTTGTTATGCAGTATACCGGTACTCAAATCTACACGACCGTACCATCTAATCATTCTTCTTTCGAGTGCAAGTGCCCCTATTTCAGTCAATCTCTGCTCTATCACAATGATACGAGATTTGTCTTTTGGTAAATTAATAGTATGGTTAGGATTCCATGCCCTTAAACCTGATCCTTTTCCTATATAATATGGAGTATTATTCTCCCTCATATAGGCATACACATAGAATCCGTCAAGTGTGTTTGATTTTGAATAAATATTCATGCTGATTGCTCTCCATAGCGTTAGAGTAGTTGGGGATTCCCGTCCCGCGAACTACACTTTTATTTAGTCCTTTTTACTTGATATTATTCACATTTGCTGTATAATACGTAAAAGGATTTATATATGGGATTATTGAAGTCAGTTGATAACGTACCCGGTATTAATTTTTATGAATACCGGGACAGAGAATTTTATAACAAGTATGATTACCGTATGAGGGTTAAAATTCCATGTGTAAGATACACTTGGTTTTGTAAAAAACCAGAAGACTTAGACATTAAAATCAAGGGTAAATTTAAGGGTTATGGAAATATTCGCAAAGAAGATTTACCGACGGTAACAGATAATATTGAGGCATTGAAAGCAATCATTATTATCCAATCTACTAGAAAGAAACACAACGATTTGGGAGTTCGTGTAGAGGGAAGTACTGTTGCTATTTTTAGTAACGATTTGAGCGTATTACAAGCACTTGAGTCAATTATTGGTACTCGCTACAGCTATGATTACACTCAGGTACAAACCTCAGAGTATGCAGGAGTGAAACTATTCGTTAATGACCCTCCTCATAAATACCGTGTTTATTTAAAATCTAGACGAGTATCGGATACCTTCGTAGATGAATTAAAAGAACTACTTCAACGAACTCCTACGTTACATCCAAGTACTGCACTGAAAGCTTGGCTTACTGGTAGTAATCGTTTTTCTTGGAGATACAAATTTTCTAGTGCTAGTCACTTTATTGACTATAATGATGAGTCTACCCTCAGTTATCTTGCACTTATTCACGGCGAAATGCTAGGTAAAAAGTACAAGTTAGAAAAGCGTCCAGAAGTATAATTAAATGATAAATACTCTAATACAATGGAGTATTTACCATGGCAAAGATTATCGAAGACGTATTAGTTATTAAATTCAGTAAAATCGTTAAGGACAGCGAAGAAGGTTCTTCTATCGCTGGTTCCGACGTTCAAGCAGCATTAGAGCAAGTCGCACAAGAATTAGTAGGCGACACCGTAGTAGTTGAAGTGGTGCAAGCATAATGAGCCAAACTACCACTCTTATTCTGTTACCTCAAACAGTATACGTAAATCCAGGTAATAGCTCACCATACACAGTGACTGGCAACAGTCAACCAGCTGCCGCATACTATCTAGGCAATCAAGACCTACAAACAGTTAATATAAAAGCAACCAACTGCACCGGTAACATTGTTATCGAAGCAAGTTTAGCAACAACACCAGGCTCAGGTGACTGGTTTAAAGTATATGAACTAATCGCAGATGCAAACGCAGCGAGTAATTCAGCACCGCAAATTGCAAGCAATGCAAGTGTATACACAAATATCAATGGTAATTTTGTATACATGAGAGCAAAGATTGAAGATTTTCAAGCAGGCGCTGTTCAATTTGTTAAGTTAACTTACTGATATGAAACAGATCGTTATTATGCCGGGAGGCTTTCATCCATTTCACGCAGGACATTATGCGTTGTACAAGTCTGCATTAGAAGCCTTTCCACAAGCTGATGTTTATGTAGCCGCTACTAATGACCAAAGCGAAAGACCTTTCCCCTTCAGTATTAAGGAAAAGTTAGCTAAATTAGCAGGTGTGCAACAAGGTCGTTTTGTGCAAGTTAAGAGTCCTTTCCAAGCAAAAGAAATTACACAAAACTATGATCCTAACAGTGATGTACTGATCTTTGTCCGTAGTGAAAAAGACAAAACAGAACAACCTAAGCCAGGAGGAACAAAGAAGGACGGGAGTCCAGCATATTTTCAACCCTGGACTGGTAAAGATTTACAGCCATTCAGCAAACATGCCTACATCGCATATTTACCAACAGTAACATTTGGTCCTGGCATTAAGAGCGCAACTGAGATTCGTAACGCATGGCCTAACTTAGACAACCGTCGTAAGACAGCAATGGTCATGAGTCTATACCCTGCAACACAAAAGAATCCTAAACTAGCACAGAATGTTGTGCAACTATTAGACATGGGAATGGGCGGCTCTGAAAATGTAACAGAGAGCTATTCCAACACTACTTTTCAGACCGAAAGACGAAGATTAAATGTGCCGGCACTAATTAAAGCAGGTGCATTATTTGTCACATACCCACACGGTGAGCAAGGCTGGGAAACAGACAACCAAGAAAATTGGGCATACAGTTTAATTTCACTGTACAATGTTATGCAAGGTGGATGGCCAGGTGAAGCAAAGAAATATCTTAAACCTGCAAGTTATAAAAAAGCTGAACAGCAAATAAATTCCAGTGCTCCTAATTTAGGTTCTGATAAACTCGTATACGATGGTAAGTACAATCAGATTCTTTGGAGTATTAAAAAGCTAGGTATTCCGGACAATGTAGCATTTTTAGACAACGGCAAGCAAGGTGTGGCGGAAGGTGCTCCTATTGTGGTAGCACAAGCTCCTATTGATGTTCGCAATCCTAAAAAGGCTCCGCAGCCATATAGAAATCAGGGTGACATTGTTCCACCAACTAAACCACCAAGCACAGAGAAGCGTGGAGTTAAAGGTCGTCCAGGACAAAGACCAATGCCTACTTACGAGAGTCAAGACTATCTAGAAGAAAAATAATCGTGCTGTTTTCTGACATTAAATAATCATATATTTTTATGAGGATCTCATGTCAGAAACAAACGAAGAAAAAACAGTACCTGTAGAAAAGGTACAAGAAATCGCAGAACAAGCGGCACAAAATCCACCAGAGGTGCCGGCTGCAGGACAAGTTCAAGTTAACGTAGATTTTTTGCGAACCACCCGAGTTCATATTGCAATGCCGTGTTATGGCGGGATGCTTACTGAATCTACATTCATGAGTTTCATCAAGTGGGCTAACACAGCCCGTCAACTTGGTATTGATTGGACATTGGAAACAATGGTCAACGAATCATTGATTAGTCGTGCTAGAAATACACTAACTGCAAAGTTCTTGGACATGCCGGACGCTACTCACTTGTTCTTTGTTGACGCAGATATTGGCTGGGAACCATGGCATTTATTAGTTCTATTGAATCGTGACGTTGATGTTATCGGTGGTCTATACCCAATGAAGTCTATGCCAATTAAGTGGGTCGTTAACGGCTTTGAGGGTGCAGAAGAAGGCCCCGATCAACTGCAAGAAGTTAGTAAAGCAGGTACAGGTTTCTTATTGATGAAGAAGCATGTATTTGAAAAGATGAATAGTCATCCTGCAGTCAAGCAGTACAAGAACGACATTGGTTTAGATCCTAAGTTTGACCAATATCTAAAGACTTACTTTGACACAGCAGTTCGACAGAATCGTTACTACAGTGAAGACTGGACATTCTGTGAGAATTGGCGTGATTTAGGTGGTAAGATTTATGTTGACAAGCGTGTTCTACTACGCCATAGCGGTAGTTATGTATTCTGCCAGGAAAATCAAACTAACCTAATGAACAGTATTGGTCCTATGTATCTTCAAGAAAGACGCAATCAAGGCTGTACACTAGTTGACAAAGACGGCAACGAAGTTGCACAATAAACAAAGCCCCGAAAGGGGCTTTTTAACGGGCAAATAGTATCGTGTTTGTCATCGTATTGTCACAATTCCTGAAGTAAATACTTGTGTAATAAACACACAAGGAGACTATTACATGAAAAAACTAACAGCATTATTAGGTGCATTGTTAATATCAACTGTTGCATTTAGTGCAGACATTACAGGCGCAGGTGCGACCTTCCCTTATCCAATCTATGCCAAGTGGGCCGAAGGCTACAAAAAAGCTACTGGCACTGGTATGAACTATCAGAGCATCGGATCATCCGGCGGCATTCGTCAAATCAATGCAAAGACCGTTGACTTTGGAGCAACTGACGCGCCAGTAAGCGGAGAAAACTTAGACAAGATGGGACAAGTTCAATTCCCGGCTATTATCGGTGGAACAGTTCCTGTAATAAACTTAGAAGGATTCAAGCCCGGCGAACTACGCATTACTGGACCAGTCATGGCTGAAGTGTTTATGGGCAATATTAATCGTTGGAATGACCCTAAACTAGTAGCACTAAATCCAGGTAAGAATTTGCCTAATACAGAGATAACTATTGTACACCGTGCTGACGGTTCGGGTACAACATTCAACTGGACAGACTATCTTGCTACAGTGAGCCCAGAGTGGTTACAACGTGTAGGCCGTGGTGCTGCTGTCAAGTGGCCTGCAGCCACATCAGTAGGTGGCAAAGGCAATGAAGGTGTTGCAGCCAACGTGAACAGAATCAAAGGTTCAATTGGTTATGTAGAGTATGCCTATGTTAAGAAAAACAATATGACATTCCTACAGCTACAAAACAAAGCAGGACGATATGTTAGTCCAGATGACTTAACATTTGCCGCAGCAGCAGATGGTGCTGATTGGTTTTCAGTTCCAGGTATGGGATTAAGTATTGTGGATCAACGCAACCCTAATGCTTGGCCAGTAAGTTCAGCAAGTTTTATCATCATGTACAAAGAACCAAAGAACAAAGCCAATAGTGACGAAGTATTAAAGTTCTTTGATTGGGCATTTAAGAACGGCAAGAAAGATGCAATTGATTTAGACTATGTGCCATTACCGGACGCACTAACAAAGCAGATCCGTGAACGAGTTTGGACACAGATTAAGTAAACCGCGTACAAAATAGAGTACGGCTAGACCTCGTAACTAGCACTAAGGGCCGCAAGGCTCTTTTTTTATTGCTTTTTAGTAAGTCGATATTTGATAAATACATTACTATGAACCTTAAAGAGCTTGATTCCTTCAAAATGTCCGATGCTGTGAAATTTCACAATGAGTTAAATCCCAATCTTTGGTATGGCTCTCGCCTTCGCCCTGAAGTAAAAAAGCAATTAAAAATAATAGCAGATGACTTTATTGACGAACTTGGTGTTAGTGGACTAGATGTTTTAGATTTAACAATATCAGGATCTAATGCCGCTTATAGTTACACACCTCATAGCGACTTAGACTTGCACATCTTAATTGACATGAATCAATTATCCAATGACGAAGTGTATCGAGAATTATTCAATGCTAAAAAAACAATTTACAACGATACTCACAATATAAAAATACACGGAGTACCGGTAGAATTGTATGTTCAAGATGCTAATGAACCAGTTATAAGTTTAGGTGAGTATAGCATACTTCAAGACAAGTGGCTTAAACTACCAAGTAAGCGTAGAGCTAATCTAGATCAAAATTCAGCAAGAGCCAAGTACGAAAAACTACACACATTAATTAAACATGCGTTAAAACTCAGAGATTTAAAAAAGCTAAACAACGTTATTAAGAAAATCAAACAATACAGACAAGCAGGGTTAGACAGTGGTGGCGAGTTTGGGCCTGAAAATCTAGCATACAAAGCACTACGAACCCAGGACTATATTACAAAATTATATGATTTGCGAGACAAACTTCACGGTGAAGAACTCACAATTGAAACTATGTATAGTCAACCTGAACATAATAAGCTATTGAATAGACCTACATTGAGTGCTAGAATGCTAGCGGCTAAACACAATGTTTCTGTTGGTCATATTATAACTCAACTTAGAAAAGGTATAGAAGTTGAAAAAGAACATACTACCTACGGTCAAACTGCACGTGAAATTGCGTTAGACCACCTGAGTGAAGATCCAAATTACTATACTAAACTTAAAAAAGCTAACCTAGAAGAAGACAAATATGATGATTTGCCTGAAAGAGTTTACCACGTAACACCTTCTGAAAACTTAGATAGTATAATGAGCAAGGGATTACTTCCTCAGATCGGTGATCGTACTAGAAAAATAGTAGATGAGAAACCTGCAATCTATTGCTTCCCTGACAAAAACGCAATGGAAGATGCAATGATGAATTGGTTAGGTGATGAATTTGATGAGGATGAAGCACTTGCTTTATTAGAAATCTACACTGCTGGTTTAAAAGGTCAAGTTACTGAAGGTGCTGAATACGAAGTTGCAATTATCAGTGCTATTCCTCCGCAAAACATACGTATCATATCTAGAGATTTAGCTACCCCTATAACTGAAAGTATAGTTAAAGAGGCGTTTAATCAACCCTATCCTATTAAATGGGAAAAAGGCGATCATGGTGATCTAGATGCATTAGCAAAATTACCAGACGGCTCACCATTAAGTATCATGTTTAATCAACAACAAGATGATGACGGTGATGAAATTACTCAAGTTGAATTCTATAGAAACAATAGTCAAGAAGTAACAGGTGAAGGTGACGCCCAACGAATATTTGCTACAGTATTGACTGCTATTCAGCAATACATTAAAAAACGCAAGCCATTGAGATTAACGTTTGCAGCAAGTAAACAAGTAGACCCAACAGTTTATTATGAACCAGATCAGCCCCAACCAAATCCTGAAAGTCGTGCTAAGTTATACGACCGATTAGTTCAGCGTTATGCTAAGGCATGGGGCTATAGAGCATTTAGAGCAGACAACGGTGACTTAGTTATGTACGAATTAAGCAGGATAAACAAGAAGGTATCAGAAGAAGATACAATGCAATATGCGGCTGAAAAAACACCTGTTATAAGTCCATACTCAGGTCTTAAAGATAATCAATATCGTGGTGGAATATCAGAAGCTAGTGGATATATTCCTAGCGAAAAAGAGAAAAATGATCCACGTTTTAGTACAGCATTAACAGTAGATGTTAAGCCTGACAGTATCAAGAAAAACGCAAAAGCATTCAATAGCAAAGTAAGTCGTGCAGGTATCCCGCCAACATTAAGTCCTAGCGGGAAGTTCTGATTAATATGGTCTTAGATAAATACTATATTATCTCGGAATTCTACTATGAAAATCAATCAAATTATATTAAGCGAAATGGCAACAGTGGCCGGGTCAGTTGCTACCGTAGCTAGACCAATGGGGGAAACTCAAAAGAGACCTAAAATTAAAGGTCTTGAACCAGCGGAGAGAATCATGTCTGGTGCAGCAAAGAAAAAAGGTCCATATGCTAATAGCCTAAGTGAGGGCGCAATGAAGCAGTTATCATCAGACTTAAAAGGTGGACCTGATGGATTGAGCGACCAAGAATTTCAAAAGAAATACAAGATGAGTAAGCAAGCTGCCCGTCAAGAGTTAACCTCTAATAGAAAACAATCTAAGCCAGAACCAGTACAAGAGGCTAGATTAGAAGAAGATGATATAATTCAAATGCCCGGTAGAGGTTCTAAACGCAAAACTGGATTTGT